TACGATATAGCTACTATAGGCATAGGCTCTGTTAAAAATAGGTTTTCAAAGTCAGAAGGTGTTGTTATAGAGTATTGCGATCCTGCTCAAATGGTTTGGTCTTATACTGATTCGCCTTATTTCGACGATATTTATTACGTCGGCGAAGTCAAGTCTGTACACATAAACGAGCTAAAAAAACAATTTCCTGGTCTAACAGAAGAAGATTTAGAATCTATATCTAAGCAAGGTTATCAAAGTAGAGGTTTTTACGATAGAAGTATAACTAATTACGACGAGTCTGACTCAAATACAGTTCAAGTACTATATTTCAACTATAAGACTTATATGAATGAGGTCTATAAAGTTAAAGAAACATCTACAGGAGCTTCAAAAGTGCTTGTTAGAGACGACCAATTTAATCCACCAGCGGAAATGCTGGAAGAACAGTTTGGTAAGATCTCGAGGTCTCTAGAGGTACTCTATGAAGGTGTATTGATATTAGGTACAGATAAGTTATTGAAATGGGAAATGGCTAAGAATATGATGAGGCCTAAAAGTGACAATTCTAAAGTTCTTATGAATTATAGTATTGTTGCGCCTAGAATGTATAAGGGTAGAATAGAATCTTTAGTTAGTAGAATAACTGGCTTTGCAGATATGATACAGCTTACTCATTTAAAGCTACAACAGGTTTTATCTAGAATGGTTCCAGACGGTGTGTATTTAGATGCTGATGGTTTAGCTGAAATTGATTTAGGTAACGGTACAAATTACAATCCGCAAGAAGCATTAAATATGTTTTTTCAAACGGGTTCTGTAATAGGTAGATCTTTTACTCAAGATGGCGATATGAATCCAGGTAAAGTACCTATTCAAGAAATAACATCTGGTAGCGGAGGCAATAAGTTGCAAGCGCTGATAAGTACTTACAACTACTACTTACAAATGATAAGAGATGTAACAGGCTTAAACGAAGCCAGAGATGGTAGTATGCCTGATTCAAAGTCTTTAGTAGGAATACAGAAAATAGCAGCAGCAAATTCAAACACCGCAACTAGACATATACTTGATGGTGGCTTGTATTTAACAGCTTCGCTGGCAGAATGCTTGTCACTTAGAATATCTGATATAATAGAGTACTCACCAACTAAGCAAGCGTTTATTCAAAAAATAGGTGCGGCTAATGTGGGAACTTTGCAAGAAATGGAGAATATACATCTTTATGATTTTGGTATATTTATAGAATTAACACCTGATGAAGAGGAAAAAGCTCTATTAGAAAACAATATACAAACAGCATTATCTGCCGGTCTTATAGATTTAGACGATGCCATAGACATAAGAGAGATTAGGAGCATTAAATTAGCTAATCAATTATTAAAGCTGCGTAGAAAGAAAAAGTTAGAAAGAGATCAAATGATGCAGCAGCAAAATATTCAAGCGCAGGCGCAGGCAAACGCTCAAGCGCAACAAGCCGCTGCTCAGGCTGAAGTTCAAAAAAATCAAGCTCTAACAGCTCAAAAAGCTGATTTAGAACAATTAAAAGGCCAAATGGATCTGCAGAAACTTAAAGCCGAGGTTGAAGCCAAGAAAGAGCTGATGGCTCAAGAGTTTCAGTATAATATGCAGCTCAAAGGTATTGAAGTTGAAGGTCAAAAAACAAAAGAATCAGAGAAAGAAGATAGAAAAGACAACAGAACAAAGCTGCAGGCATCTCAACAAAGCGAATTAATAGAGCAAAGGCAAAATAATTTACCACCAAAAAACTTTGAATCGTCAGGTAACGATGTTTTATCTAGCGGATTAAATTTAGGTTCTTTCGAACCGAGGTGATAATACTAATAAATAATTATATAATATTTTATCATGGAAGAAAATGAAAAAAACGAAGCGGCAGAAATCGCAAACGTTGAAACAAATGAAAATAACCCTGTATCACAAGGTGAAGATGGCGTTATAAAGGTTAATTTAGCTGAACTTAATAAACCTGAGCAAGAGCCTCAACAAGAGCAATTTGTAGAAGAAACTCCTCAGCAGGTAGATGTTGAATCTGTTCAAGAAAACATTGAACCCGAGGCCGAACCTGAGGCTGAGTCTGAAACCTCGGCTCTTGAAGAAGTAACAGAAGAAGAGGTTAAAGAGAAAGTTCAAGAGTTAGAAGAAGAAGTTGAACAAGCTGTAGTCGAGCAAAGCGCAGGCGTAGAGTTACCAGAAAACATAAAGAAGGTTGTAAGTTTCATGGAAGAAACAGGTGGCACTTTAAGTGACTATGTTAAACTAAATAAAGATTACTCTGAGTTAAACGACTCGCAGTTGTTGAGAGAGTATTATGAAGCAACAAAACCACATCTAGACAAGTCTGAAATAGATTTTATAATGGAAGAGACATTTAGCTATGACGAAGACCTAGATGATGAAAGAGATATAAAGAAAAAGAAAATAGCACACAAAGAAGAAGTTGTGAAAGCTAAAAGTTATTTAGATGGTTTAAAATCTAAATACTACGAAGAAATTAAAGCTGGATCTAGATTAAACCCTGACCAGAAGAAAGCTGTTGAGTTTTTTAATAGATATAATGAAAATTCAAGACTCGCAGAACAACAAACAAAAACGTTTTTAAATAAAACTGATAAACTATTCAACGAAGATTTCAAAGGTTTTGATTATTCAGTAGGTGATAAAAAATTCAGGTTTAAAGTTAAAGATGTTCAAGGAGTTAAAAGTACCCAAAGCGACATAAACAATTTTGTCAAGAAGTTCTTGAATGAAAAAAATGAAATGTCTGACGCGGCAGGCTACCATAAGTCCTTATTCTCAGCTATGAACGCTGATGCTGTCGCTAATCATTTTTACGAACAAGGTAAAGCTGATGCAATGAAACAAAGTGTAGCAAAGTCTAAAAACATAGATATGTCTCCGAGAGGGAGTCACGAAAAAACAACTATGTCTAATGGATGGAGTATACGAGCAGTGCCTAGCGATAATAAAAGTAGTTCTAGCTTTAAAATTAAAAAAAGATAAACAATTAAAAATTTAAAACTATGGGATTTCCAAGTCCGGGTACAGGTGCCCAATTAAATCATCTGACTCCACGTCCAGTTAAAGGATTATTCGGAGATAACTATATTTCTTTAGGAGATATGGATTTTACTCAGCAATTTTTGCCTGAGGTATATGAAAAAGAAGTTGAAAGATATGGTAACCGTACCATTGCTGGATTCTTAAGAATGGTAGGCGCTGAGATGCCTATGGCTTCTGACCGTGTAGTATGGTCTGAGCAAGGAAGATTACACATTGCTTTTGACGATTGTACTATAGCAACTGGTGGTGGTCAAACAACTATTACTTTTACTGATGACCCTGCTGGTGTTCAAGGTGCTCAAACAGGTATCAAAAAAGCAGCTTTAGTTGGTGCTGGATCTACTATAGTAGTATCTGTTGGTGTTGCTGTTGTAAAAGCTAGAGTAACATCTACAAACGGTAATGGAACTATAACAGTTGCTCCTTACGGTGCTGCTAATTTAGACGCTTTAGGAACTGGTGCTTTAACTGGTGTAAAAGTGTTTGTTTATGGTTCTGAGTACAAAAAAGGATCTTCAAACGTAGGTAATTCTATAGATGCTAAATTCACTCAATTTAACAACAAGCCAATTATTCTTAGAGATAAGTATAGTGTAAATGGTTCTGACGTTGCTCAAATTGGATGGGTTGAAGTAACTACTGAGTCTGGAACTTCTGGGTATTTATGGTACTTAAAGTCTGAGCACGAGGCTCGTATTCGTTTCGAAGATCAATTAGAAATGAGTATGGTTGAGGCCGTAAAAGACGAAGGTAACTTAGCTGGTTCAGCTGGCGCTGGAGGATTTGAAGGTTCTGAAGGTTTATTTGCTGCTATCGAAGACAGAGGTTTAGTTTACAACGACGCTGATTTCGACGGTGGCGCTGGGCTTGCTGAGTTTGATGCTATTTTAGCTGAGTTAGATAAGCAAGGAGCTATTGAAGAAAACATGCTTTTCTTAGATAGAGCTACTTCTTTATCTATTGACAACATGTTAGCACAACAAAATTCTTATGGAGCTAATGGTACATCTTACGGTGTATTTGATAATTCTGAGGATATGGCTATAAACTTAGGTTTCTCTGGTTTCCGTCGTGGATCTTATGATTTTTACAAGACTGACTGGAAATACTTAAACGACTCTACTACTCGTGGATTAGTTGCTGATATCGAAGGTGTTGTTGTTCCTGCTGGAACTTCTACAGTTTACGACCAAATGTTAGGACAGAATATTTCAAGACCTTTCTTACACGTACGTTATAGAGCTTCTGAAGCTGATGACAGACGTATGAAGTCTTGGATTACTGGATCTGTTGGTGGTAACTTTACTAGTGATGCTGATGAAATGAACGTACACTTCTTGTCAGAAAGATGTTTATGTGTTCAAGCAGCTAACAACTTTGTATTGTTAAAAAAGACTAGCTAATAAGTCTTTATACTAATGTAATTCTTACCCTCGTTGTATTTACGGGGGTAATTATTACTTTTATATGACATTAGCCCGTTACTATTATATATATAGGCTATTGTCACATTTTTAAAACTATTTAATTATATTATATTATGGCTACAAAAAAAGCTACAGCAAAAAAAACTGAGGTTGCTCCTCAAGAAATTAAAGAACAAACTGTTGTTAAGAAGACACCAGTAATTACAAAACCAGCAAAACCAAGTTGGGAAATAAGAGATAGATTATATGTATTAAAAAATGGTGTATCACCATTGGTTTATACAGTAGTATCTAAACACAGTGCCAAAAGACCTTTGTTATGGTTTGATGAAAACTCTGGAGAACAAAAAGAATTAAAATATGCTACGAACCAAAACTCACCATTGGTAGAAGAGCAAAAAGGACAAGCTACACTAGGCAGAATAATATTTAGAGACGGTATTTTATCCGTACCTAAAGAAAAACAAAACCTACAAAAATTATTATCAATATACCATCCCTTAAAAGATAAAGTATATGAAGAATATAACGCTGTCCAAGAATCCATAAATGAAATGGATTATATAAATCTAGAAATCGACGCTTTAATGTTGGCTAGAGAACTAGATATAGATCAAGCAGAAGCTATAATGAGAGTTGAAATTGGAAACAAAGTAAACGACTTAAGTAGTAGTGAGCTTAAAAGAGATTTATTGATATTTGCTAAAAGAAGACCTGGTTTATTTATAGAACTTGCTAACGATGAAAACGTAGAGTTAAGAAACATCGGAATAAGAGCAACCGAACTAGGCATAATACAGCTATCTAAAGATCAAAGAACATTTACATTTGGTGAAACAAAAAGGAAACTAATGACTGTTCCTTTTGATGAACACCCTTACTCTGCTTTAGCAGCGTTCTTTAAGACGGACGATGGTATGGAGGTTTATAAAAATATAACAAAAAGACTTTAAGTCCTAAATTATGGTGATTAGGTCGCCTTAGTGGCGGCCTTTTTTACTATAAATAAAAAAAAATTATGAGCGTAAGCGTAGATACAGTTTATCAAAGAGTTTTAAGTATACTTAACAAGGAGCAGAGAGGTTATGTTACACCTCAAGAATTTAATTTGTTTGCTAATCAAGCACAGTTAGATTTATTTGAGCAATACTTTTATGATATTAATCAATTTGGTAGAATTCCAGGTAACGACACTGAGTATTCAGACATGCTAACAGTGCTCAATGAAAAAATAAACTTATTTGAAACAAGCACTACAGCAGCTTATGATGTAGATCATTTTAACTTGCCGACGGACTTGTATAGGCTAGGTACTATAATATACGAAAATTCTACAACAAAGTTAGTGTTAGATCCAGTAAGCGGTCCAAACACGCCAGTAACTACAATAGAACAAATAGAGGTGGAGCGTATCAACGCTAACGAGTTTTTATACATCAACTCTTCGCCTTTTACTAAACCTAAAAACGTAAGACCTATATACGTAGCAAACCAAGATGGTTTTAAAGCATATGGTGATTCTGAATTAACTTCTGGTATAAAGTGTAATTATATACGTAAGCCAGCTACAGTTAACTGGGGTTATCAAATGGTTTTTGGTGAAGCTTTATATAATGCTTCAACATCTACCAACTTTGAATTACACGCTTCAGAAGAAACTGAGCTAGTTATAAAAATACTAGAACTAGCCGGTATATCTACGAGAGAACTACAGCTGTATCAAGTGGCTGCAGGTGAAGAAATAAAAAACACACAACAAGAAAAAGCATAATATATGGGTTTAATAAATCAAACAGATGAGCAATATTACTTAGGCCCAGATGGCGTATGGAACAGCTTTGACGAAAGTTATGGTGATTACCAGTTTGTAGCTATTAAAGATATAATAAATAACTTCATAATATCCAACGTCGGTGAAGGTAAGTTAATAAGTAAATTAAAAAGATCAGATGTTGCTTTCCACGCTCAAAGAGGATTGCAAGAGCTAAGTTTTGACGTATTACCTTCTTTCAAGAGTTTTGAAATAGAGATTCCACCAACACTATATATGATACTACCTAAAGACTATGTTAACTATGTTAAGCTTTCTTGGGTGGACGATCAAGGTATAGAGAGAATATTATACCCAACAAGTAAAACTAGTAATCCTACATCTATACTTCAAGATTCTCAATACGAATACTTGTTTGATGATCAAAACGGTGGAAAATTACTAGCTGTAGAATCTGAAACTTTAAAAAAGTTTAGAGAAAACAATTTTACTCAAAGAGATATAAACGGCAGTGATTACGATTTATTAAATATACATAACTACGGAAGACGGTACGGTATTGATCCGCAAAATGCTCAGTCTAACGGAGTGTTTTTCATAGACAGAGCTAAAGGAATTATACACTTTGGTTCAAGTATGGTGGGTAAAATAGTAACTCTAAAGTATATATCTGACGGAGTAGCTACAGATCAAGAGATGGTTGTGCACAAATTTGCTGAGCAAGCTATGTATAATTATATAGCTCACGCTGTGTTGTCTACAAGATCAAATATACCAGAGTATATAGTACAAAGATACAAGAAAGAGCTTAGAGCTTCTAAAAGAAACGCTAAGCTAAGATTATCAAATATAAAGATAGAGGAAATAACTCAAACACTAAGAGGTAAGTCCAAACAAATAAAACACTAAAATATGCCAGAGTTAATACATTCTTTCATCAAAGGTAAAATGAATAAAGACCTTGATGAACGATTAGTTCCAAATGGCGAGTATAGAGATGCGTTAAATTTAGAGGTAACGACATCAGACGGCTCAGATGTAGGATCACTTCAGACCTTACATGGTAATTCTCAAAGAGTAAATAGAACATATAACGCTGTTACGCAGACGCATGAAACCTGGGCAGAATCTGGTCTTCCGTTTATACAAGACACAGCTGTTTGTATAGGTGGAAAAAAAGATCCTACTACAGAAAAAATATACTGGTTCATATCTGATATTACTGAAGGAGTAAGCGCTATAGCTGAATACGACCAAGTTAACGATGTTGTTTATCCTATTCTAGTAGATAAAAACAATATACTAAATTTTAGTGAAAACTTTTTAATAACAGGTATAAACATATTAGAAGGTTTTTTATTTTGGACAGATAATCAATACGAGCCCAAAAAAATAGAAATATCAAAATTTAAAAGCGGTAGCACTGATTTTGATACACATACACAAATATACGGTGGCGACTTTACTGAAGAGTACATAACTGT